TACGCCTCACTTGCGGTCGATTGGATGGCGGTTCGCATCCATCTCGCACCCGAATTGCACCCGATTCGCATACCCTTTTCCCGCGTGTGGAAGCTGGTTCCAAATAGTTCTTGACAAGATGGGGTAGGTGAGCCTATCTTGATACCCACAGTCAGCACCCTTGGGCGATGCCCAGCACCGAAAGGATGTTCCTCAGATGGATTCACTCTTCGCAGCAACCGCTCCCACCGCAGACATACTCACCGAAAAATACAGACCGCAAGCTATAGCCGATTTCATCGGCCTAGACAAACCGCGCCGCATCGCTGCAAAGCTGGCCGCGAATCCACCGCGTACCGCTGGCCTCTTGTTTATCGGTGAGCCGGGAATAGGTAAAACCACACTCGCCCTTGCACTCGCAGCGGAGATACCTGCGCAGCTTCATCACGTCGCATCGCAGGATTGCAACGTCGAACGGTTACGGCAAGTCGTCTCCAATTGCCACTACGTACCCGGCGCGGGATGTAAGCGCCACGTTGTCTTGATCGATGAGGCCGATCAGATGACAACCGCTGCACAGCTTTACATGCTGTCGATCTTGGACAGCACCGCGCCACCGCCGGATACCATCTTCATTCTTACCGCGAACAGCACCGAAAAACTGCAAGCCCGCTTACTCTCCCGCTGCATCTCCGTTCAATTCTCATCACATGGTCAATCCACACAAACTGCGCAGCTCTTAGAGCGCGTATGGGAGTCGGAAGCACCGCAGGGTGCAACCCGTCCCAACTTTACGCGCATCGTCAAAGAGGCTTGTAACAACGTTCGCGCTTCGCTCATGCAGTTGCAGACAGAGTTGCTTCTGGCTGAATAAACCATAACTCCTAACTTTTTAGGACTAACCCCTTGGGCATCGCCCCAGCACCGAAAGGAATCACCCGAAATGAACTTACCTCTTCCTTCTCAACCGCTCGCCATCTACCTGATCGTTCGCACCCATCCTGTTCGCTGGATTGTAGGCGTAGCTCGCAGCGAAGCGGAGGCCATCGAGAGCGTGCGCCGGCTCGAATCGTGCTCTCAGCCAGGCGCGAAGTACACCTACACACTCAACCCCACTATCTAACCGCATGGGCCGCGCCCAGCACCGAAAAGGACACAAACCGATGAACCTCCACACCACAGCAGCTACCCTCAATTCGCACTCTCTCGATGCCTGTAGAGAGTGCGCCCAGCCACCGCTCAACTACCAAGCGGCCTACAACAAACTCACGCGCATTGGCTGGTATTTCGCCACCGATCTCAGCCGCCAGACGAAGCGGGAAAATATGGCGTCCCTCGTACTTATCGACCTGGCGCAACAGATCATCCGTCTCGAATCGAAGATGGCCGGCAAGGAGGTCCGCTAGTGCTTGAAGCTATCGAACGTCATGCCCGCGCACTCGCGATCGCCCGCACCTTCCAGCGTCCGCACTCCGTCATCAGGTTCGCCAACAATGGTTCGTTTGAACTCGCCCACACCTACTATTGGGCGGGGTGAGCGGATCGGCGGCGAAGCGTTCGCGATTATCCTGCCGAATACCAGCGAAGTCCAACCGCAGGGGCGGCGCGTCAGCCGCCCAAAGGATCTCCGATGAGTAAATTCAAGGTCAAAGTAAAAATCCATGCCGAGTGCGAGTACGAAGTTGAAGTGGACACGGACAGCGAAGATCAGGCAGAGGACCGCGCCTTGAACCAATGGCGTCAGAAGCTGCCCGAAGATTTTCAGGTTGAAAAAGGCTACATCACCGATTGGGAGGTTGAGGCCGAGCAGCTCACCGCCGAGTGTCCAGACTGCAACAAAGAACACGCGATGGCCGATAGCTGGAGTGAGGATCGCGCCTATTGCAAACCGTGTGGTGCGAAGATTGAACGACTGGAGGAAAAAGCGAATGGCCGAACGTGATTTCACCCTCGCCCAGGTCGATGACCTAGCCCATTACTTTCTCGGTAAAGACTGGTTCGGAATGCAGCTCCGCGGCCAGGTCATGCTGAGTAGTAACGGGCATGGCGTCCACGTCGGCCAGGGTTGGCGCGAAGTCTTCCGAGCTGCTGGCGTGCAGCTCCCCCTCCGGCCGCAGTACGTCGCCCAGGGCGTGCGGGTTATGTTCTCCGATCGCGCCATCTGTACCGCAGTCAGCAACACGCTGGCCAAGCGGATCGCCGCCGCGCTCAACGAACACATACCCGATCGAAGGGGGATTTAAAAATGCAGCAGCTCTGGCTCTCTCTCCCCGGCGTAAAAAATCATTGGGGACCTTTCCCCCATCCGTGTCCGCAATGTGGAACGGAGGTCTTCACCGACGCAATCATGAGCGAAATACTTTGTGACGATTGCGTAAGTGTAGCCGCGCCCAAACCGGAGGTATGGGAGAGACATGCTGGTGCTCTCGGCAAACTGGACACCTTCTTTGTCCACGTCGCCAGCGGGTGGACGATTCACCACTGTGGCCATCCCACCGCCAATTTCCCGTATTACATCCTCACGCCTTCAGGGGAGAGGATTCTAAACGGCAACGGTCGCGGATTCCAGCGGCTCAATCTCGCCAAACAATTTATCGAAAGCCAGCATCCGGACAGGGGGATTTAAATGGGAGAACCTACAGCGGTCTGCGCCTGTTGCCTGCATCCGGAGTCGAGCCACTGTAAAGGCGGCGTGACTCATTCCACTTACAAAGATCAGGCGCGGATGATTCCGAACCCCGTCACGGTGCGTTGCAAGTCGCGCCATTGCACTTCGCCGATCTGCTGCTGCCTGGACTTCGCCGCCACCGCAGCGGATGTGAAGTGGCCGAACGTGCCAGCCTCCTCAGCGTGACGCGCTAGGGGGCTTTCTGCTGGCGTTCGACGGCATCCACAGCTCCGGGTGTGCCTTGGCGTCGGCAATCGCCTCCTGCAGCCCTTTCTGCCTCGCCTGGTCCCGCTCCCACTCCAGCTCCTCGCGCAGCTTGGGCGGTGTCGCGTGGGCGTAGTGGGCCATCTCCCACCACGTCACCGCGTACCAGTCGTCGTCACCCTCCCACTGCATCCAGATCCCGCTGGCGTAGATCGCCACGCGCGCCCAGCCTTGGTAGTGGTGCGTCGGGCCGTCTACGGTGGTGCGGAACTGGCACTGGCACTCCTCGCCTGTCGGTAATTTGCTGGGTTCGCGCATCGGCTCAGTCTCTGTTCTCCAGCTCGCCCAGCGTCTTCATATCGGGGAAAATCGAATTCAATTCATCTTTGGAAAGCACCCGTTCGCGGATCTCGGTCGATAGATGCGATGGCCACTCTCCGATCGCCAAGCCCATTACCTGCCCGTGGGGGTTGACGCCCAGGACGTTGCAGCGTAGTAAAGCGGACGTGATACCACGCGCTTCGACAATCACAGCTCCTCTAAAGCCGCTATCGTCTGCGAAGGACAGATAGAACCATTGCAGCGGCTTGTTAAGTTCTTCTTCGAGTAGCATGGCCACTCGGTGGGTAAATTCTTCTTGATCCATCTCAGTTTGGCCTCTTCTCAAACAGCCCAGCGCCGCGCATGTCGCGCAGCGCGTCGGCCGCCTGCATGATGCCTTCGTTCGGCGTCCGGCCGTTGACGTAGGCCGTACAGATGGCACACATGCAGGCCAGGTGGTGGGTTTCGATAATCTGCCACGCCTCTTTGATGATCGGGATCTCGTCGCTCATCCGGTTATCCTCTTCCACCGCGCTTTTTGTTCGTGGTTCAACTTGCCGCCGGAGTAGATCGGCAGTCCTTCGTTATTCACGCCTAAAAGTTCGATAGCGTCGCCGCTGTCTGTTGTCCAGGTGAAGCTCTCGCCCATCGTCACATCTTCGGCGCGAATCTTGGCTGAACCGGTAATGTTGATCCAGATCAATGCCTCTTTTCTTGTCTTGCCGAGATAGTCCTGATTCCACTCCGCGCATCGCAGGAGTGCCGTCTTCATTAGCGTCGAAGGCTGTTTCATGCGAATAGCTCCAAGGTTCGCTTCTCCGATCGCAACCGACGCTGCCGGCTTCGCATCCGGTGTTCTAGGTCGTAGCGGTTGTGGTGAAGCTGGCACGCCGCTAGAAGGTTCTCGTCGCGGCAGTCAGCTTCTTTGTGATTCAGGTGTGCCACGGTCAACACCACGATCACTCCGGTGTACGGATGTCTCTGGCCGTGCCTGGCTGTGCAGCGTTCGCCGTCGTAGGTCTTCATCTCGCACTGCGACTCCGCGCGCTCGAACCGGATGCGATCGCTGATCGCTGGCCAGTCCTTCGGATACTTCGCCTTATTTTCTGGCAGGATCGGCATCGGGCTTTGTCCAGGGTTGCGTATCGAGACTGACCGCCCAAAGTGCGATCCTGATGTGTTCTTCGGCGTGTTCTGTCATCCATTGCGCCGCCTTGGTCGGGATCTCATCGATGTCGGATTGTTTTGGAAAAACGCGGCTGCTGTAGCGGGAATTGTCGTACCTGCTATCTCTCGTTGCGCACGCGCCGCACACATATTTGTGGTAAGAGGCCGATACATCCGTTAAATGAAAACGGAGAGATTGCGGAAAAGTGGAAATGAACGGCATCGGCGGCCACGCCAGCACATAGTCAACTATCGTGAGCGTTCTCATCTCACGCCTTCAGCCTTGAAAAACTCATGACACGCACCGCAGTATCTCTCTTTTACATCGTTCGGGTTGTAGCTCACCGCGCCGCATTTCGGGCAAGTGAATGTCGCTGGAAGACTCGCCTTGTCGGTGAGAGGACGTTCGCTCTGCGGAAAATGCTTGTTGTAGATTTCGCTGAACACCTTCCTAGATGCGCCTGTGGCCGTTCGGATGGATGTCGTCTTCGGCTCCGTCGCCGCGGCCAGCATCAGCACTAGATACATGGCGTATTGGTTCGACACGCAATAAGTCACTTCTCCCCCCGCCCAGGCCTCCGCTATCAACTCCTGCGTCGTCTCGCGTAATTTGGGCGCTTGTGACGTGCCTGCGTCTAGAACTCTTCGCGCTGCAGCTTTCCGCTCTTCCTGCGTAAACTCTCTCATCGTCTACCTCAACCAAAGGCATTCATACTCCGGATGCTGATAAAACCGCGTGTCGCTGGCGGCCACAATCTCGCCGCTGGCAAGGTCTTTGCCTATGCTCCATATCCACTGATCGTTTGCTGCATCGCAGTAGTCCACGCCGTCTTCGTAGACTCTCAGGATAAACAAGCCGTGTCCGATCGAGCGGCCTACCTTGTTCACATCGACGCACTCGCCCAGGTCCAACTTCTCGCGCATTCGCAGGTTCTTCATCTACCCCTCGCTATGCAACTTGTGAAACTTATGAAATAACTCAGGTCGGTTGTCTGCGTCGATGTTATCCATCGGACGCGCGATCTCCTCCAGCGCGTACATAAACCCTGGCCGCTCGATCGCGAGTTTGGCCAGGGCTAAAAGGACCATCTGTCTTTGTCCTTCGTCCAGATGTACATCGACGCCGTTCCAATTGATCGGCTGGCTCATTTCTTCTCCTCCACCTCCACGTCCTCGCCCGTCGCGTTGCCATCCTCCATCACCACGCTCACCTTGCCGTCTGTCTCCACGCGCTCGATCCACACCTGAAAGTCCTTCGCCTTCGCCTCGTCGCCGACGAGCTGCAGGCTGTCGTCGTCCAGCAAACTCCCATCGCTGATGCGCAGCACGCGCAGCTTGGGGTTGGCGGCCATGCCGATCGCCATGCTCACGCGGATCTGCGCGGCGTTCGACGCCTGGTTGAGTGGGAACCCGTCGTAAACAACCTCACCGTTTGCGATCGAAAGTTTCTCGATGGGCATCTTGGCCCGCGCGATCGCGGCCTCGCGCGTGGTGTCCCGCTCCTTCATCCGCTTGTCGATCGCGTCCCAGGCCGCGTCGGCCGACTCGAGATCCTTTTCGAGCTGGCGATAGTTCGCCGCGCGCTGGATGGCCGCGTTGGTCTCGTTCCCCTTGGTCAGTTCGGCGGCAACGCCGGCGGTGTCGATCTCCTCGCCGGGAGTGATCGCGTCAGCCTCGGCCAGTAGCTCCTGCATCTGGCCCTCTCCCTGTACGCCTTCCGGGAGATAGACGGTCAAGCCGTCCAGTTCCTGTGCTTCGAGCAGCATTGACAGTGCCTCGTCGCGCTTTTTCCCTGCCGCCTGTCCGGCCGCGGCGGCCTTCTCCATCAGCCCAGCCTTCTTCTGCTTCCATGCTGCGACCTGGCTGTTGTGCTGGGCCGCATTCTGCAGCTTCAGGGTCAACGCTGCCACGTCGATCGCTTCCGTGGGCAGATCCGGCGCCGGAGCGGGCATCGCAGCCACGCGGCTCTTTAGCGACTCGGCCACCCGGCCGGCTTCGCGCCGCGCGTCATAGTCGGCTTTCTGCTCGGCCTCCATCGCGTCGATATCCACGTCGAACGTCACCAGGCTGCGCAGCTCCTCGAGCTGGGCGTCGTCGTCCTTGCGCAGGAACGCCATCGGATCAAAACTGATCTTGCCCAGCAGCTTGTCGAGGAGGACCTGTGGGCTGGGAAAGGCCTCGCCGCGCTTGCCGGTGATGACGAGCTTCGACATGTAGGTCAATCCCTTTTCACTCTTCTCCTCGTCCACGTGGGTGAAGTACCGCGTGACAACGAAATCGCCGATGTCCACCTTCACGCTGCCGGTGCGCTGGCCCTTGCGGATGGGGTAGCGCGGCACCGTCGAGGTACCGGTCAGCGCCCAACTCACCGCGTCGAGGACGGAGCTCTTGCCTTGGCCGTTCTTGCCGGCGACGACGACTAGATTATTTTTGGGTTTGATGTGCGCCAGTTTGACGCGCTTGATGTTCTCGATGCGCATCTCGATGATGTGCATGTTATTGCTGCTGGCTTCGACAATCGCGTCCACCTGGGCGTGACGCTCTTCCTTGGGAATCCGTGCCATGTGCCGCTCCTTTTGACCCCTCTATAGCATCCCCATATTATATGGGGATGGCTCTCAGGGCGTCAACAGGATCATTCTATGAACTCTGGGCTAGAATGGCGGGATGAAGCTACTCAAGAGACTGTGGGATGCCTATCGGCGGCGCGTTCACTGGCCCACCGAAGAGGAACAGGACGAGTGGCGTCCCTATAGCTTCTAAGCCGTTACGGGTGCGTCACCATACAGATGATCGCGCCGGTACTTGCCGTGTTGGCTGATCCCACCGTTGGCGCTACAAGACTCAGCTCGAAGGTGGTGGTGGTCTTGTTGAATACGCTTCCCATAGTCAGTGGCCCGGTCGTTCCGACACCTTCGGTGAAAGAGCACCCCGAAACCTCGTAGCCGGTATCTGGCTCTGGCGTAGACATTGTGATTGTCGTCACGCAAAACGTACCGATAACGCCTGCGGTGATGGCGCAGCCTGCGACGGAGACGATCTGCATTCCGGGTTCGTTGTTGATTGAATTGGTTACGGCGATAGTCGTAAAGTCTTGTGATGCCGCCCACGAATTCGAGAGTCCCGTCGATGCAAGCGTGCTCGACGGAATGCCGCTGTCGTGAATGTGGCCGGTGGTGTTGTCGGTGGTGATAACGTCGCCGGTGACAGTCGTTGCCTGAATCGAAGTAGAAAGAAAAGCTGCCGCGCCGGTGAGGTTGGAGATCGACCATTGCGGCGTGCCGGCGTTGGCTCCCGCGATCGTTCCATTCGGAGTGATGCTGAATTGCCCTCCTGCTCCGAGTCCATAGGCTGCCACGCCGGTTTGAGGAGCGAGCGAGTAGGCGATCTGGCTGCCGTTCTCGCCTAGTACCAAGGTCGGTGTCTGGAAGAGTCCGGTTGACGCTCCGCTCTTCACATCCAGCTCTGAGCTGAAAGCTCCGGTGGGCGCGGTCACGCTGTTGGCTGTCTCATTGCCGCTGAAGTCCACCATCCAATTTGCAGAGGGGTTCGCTACCACCGCTGCATTTGCGGGAAAGCTGGGATTGCCCAACTGCGAGTTGAACCACGTTTGGTTGCCGCTTCCACTCGATCGCGTGTACTGCGCCGTGCATGTGGTATCCATCAGCAGGATCGCTCCGGCTGTGCCAGCCGGACAAACGGCAACGTGAAATGCTGAGTCTGATCCCGAGCTGTTCTCTGTCCTGAAGGCAACCGCAATCCCGTTCACGGTGTATCTCCAGTTGGTGCCGTCGAAAATAGTGTTTGTGCTGTTTACGCCCTGCAGTCCAAGCACGTTTCCTATGTAAGTCGTCAGGTTGCTGAATCCTCCAGGGGCGGAGGCGATGCCAAGTCCATTGAAGGCTCCCCCTGTCGCCACAACAACCGGCGCGATCCCCGGAATTGCCGCCAGGGTGCCGCCCGGTGCATTGAGGAGGTTGTTCGTGCTGGGCACAGAAGTCCCTCCGCTTGTTGGATTCACAAGGGCGGCATAGATCAACTGAAACTCGTCAAGATTTCCGGCGTCGTTCGGGTGTATCCCAGCCGAGGAGCCGGTGCAGTCCCACAGGATGTTCGGGCATCCGGGAAACGATGTGCCCCACCCCACCACCGTAGAGCCGACGGTTGTTCCTCGATTTTGGATGTCGATGCAGGTCAACGAATTCGAGGAGCAAAGCCCAACCTGAATCGTCGTGTAGGGACCCATCGGAGACGTGTTGTTGATGATGTCTACAGGCGGAATTGTCAGCATGACGGTGGGCGCGCTCGCCAACCCCTGCTCATGGGTGATGAAGTTTTGAACGTTAGTCGAGAAGGTTGCGGTCGCCACGCCCAGCGACGCATCGTTGGTCTGGTCCATAAAGAGCGCAGCCTGCGCGCCGCCTGGAATAAGGTCGCTGAACGCGAGTTCGGTTGTCACGGCAGAACCGAAGGCGTTCGATGTGGCACCACCGAGACCCATGTTGTCTACGCTTACTCCGGTGGTTCCTGACTGTCCCTCCGCAGCGTAGAGATAGGCCGTGCCTGACCCTGCGGTGTTGGTGAACGTAACCGAGTGAGAGGTCGAGGCCGCCGCCGCCAGAGTCACGATATGCGCCGTCGCGCTGCCCGTCGTCGATCCGCAGGCTGTTCCGGTGAAGGCTCCGCTGTCGATGTTGACCGCGATCCCTACCGACGTTGAATTTGTTCCGCAGTAGGTGTTGAGGGTATCCCATGCGATGTTCCGGTTGTCGTGGAAGGTGCAGGAGGCGCTTGGTCCCAGGGCGACGAGCGTGTTGCCGGCGCCGCTGCCGCTTTGCGTCGGGCCGAGGATGTTTGAGGTTGAGAAGCTTCCGCTGCAGCTCCATGCCTGATTGTTGATTACCGCACCCGTCGCCACAATGACGGGGTAGACGCCGGTACCGTGCGATCCGTAGATCGCCTGCAGCTGCATCCGGATCTGCTCTGGCCAGCGGTTCGCGCAACTGACCGGGCCGGTTCCGGGTGAACTCAGGGGCTGGCAGGCCACGGTAAAAGAATCTCCCAGCACTGCGATGTGGACCGGAACATTCTTCGCATTGTTCTGCGCTTGCAGGTAGGTCGTCGATGCCGGCGTTGGCAGCGCCACCAGCGCCGGAAATACCGGAGCGGTGGTGGCATAAGGGACAAGCGTGCAGCCTCCGGAAGTGCAGCTGTAGTTGTCGGCCGGACTGACTCGCTGATCGAATATCCTCGTATTCGTACACGCGCTGGTCAGGCCTCCGATCGTGTCGCTCGGGTTCGACCCCGGCAGAATGTCTACCACCGTCGCGGTCGAATACGCGCACGCGGCGGTTACGGTCTTCTGAATCGTCGTGAGCGTGGTGTTGCCCATGTTGACGTAGAAAACCGTGTTGGCCTGCTGCGTCTTGAACGGCGCGATCGTCTGCTGTGCGAAGCATTCGACCCTCAGAAAAACGAGTATCAGGCCAAACCATATAAGTATGAGTCCCAGCCAAAGTTTTTTCTTTTTCAGCTCCATACGGCCGCTCCAAACGGGTAATAGTTCCCGGCTTCATCCTTCATCCACTCTTGTGTTGTTGCGCCATTCGGTGCCGGGTTGATCGCCGGTACGTTCTGAAAGTTCGCCGGCCAGGTCATCGCCCAGCCTCCGGTGGCGTCCTGTTTTACCAGCGTCAGGATCGCAGCGCCGGCGGTGAAGTTGGCGGCGGTCGAGGTCACGTCTTCGGTCAGAGTCAGACTCTGGCTGGTTCCGCGGGTTCCGTCAAACTCCGCGACTCCTGCCACGATCGGCACGATCACCAGCCCGCCGCCGTTGATCGATCCCGTCACAATCAGGTTGCCGTCGATCGTGATCGATCCGTTGATCGTCTGGAGCGCTCCCCCTGGCGGGTTGGTGACCACAGGAATCAAATTCGGCGAGGTCGGCGCGCTCGGGTAGATCTGCGGCGCGTTGCTGAGGTCGATGGTCAGTGTCCCGACAAACCGATAGGCACCGCACTGCAGAATGTTGCCGTCGCCGTCGAGCAGGGTGATGGCGTAGTAGGTGCTGGCGGGAAAGAGTACGTCGTTTCCCCACAGCTTGATGCTGAGGCCGCTACCTTCGTCATAAAAATCTTCGGGGCCTACCTGCACAACGTTCGAGGTTCCCTGGATGCAGGGCAGCGTCAAGCCAAACCCGCACAGCGCGACTCGCAGCACCGCAGGGCTTGCCGTAGTTCCGGCCGCGGTCCCGCTGACATCCTGCAGGGTCGCGGTTAACGTGATCTGGGGAGTAAGGGGCATGGGGAGGGTTATTCAAAAAACATCATAAGCCCCATCGTCGCGTTGCTGGGGTGATTTTGTTTGTCGCCGGCGATGGTGTCCTTGAACCACTGCCGCATCGGTTTGTTGAGAAACAACCAGTAGAAGTAAGGGCGATCCTTCGCGCACAAAGTATCTTCAAGCGTCGGACCGTCGCTGTAGCTTGAGCTATGGCCGAAATAGATATCGTCCGCTTCGTGCAGCAGTCTCTGGTAGGCGCGGCCATTGTGGTCGATGCGGATAAGTTGGTTCGGCTCGTTGGCGCGGTGCTCGTCTGCAGTCTCGATCACATCCATCCACTCGCCCCATCCCGCGCGCACGCGATTGCGAAGGCAATAGCAGATGGCCTTCATCTCCTCGAGGCTCCCGCGCGGTCCGGCCTCGAACGCGGCATACCGCACCAACATCACGCGGTCAACGTCTTTCTGGGTCATGTCGGTTCCTGAACGGGTGCGAGGATTCGAGCGTCGATCATCTTCCCAGCTCCGACGATCGCACCCATGCAAACAGGGCAGAAGTAGCCCGTCAGATCCTGCGGCGCGCCAACGGCATTTCGAGCGGTGATGACGTGCCCCATCGAACACGCAAACTTTTCGTCCGGAAGTGCCAGCAGCTCTTCTTTCGTTTGGATGACGCTCATGCGTGTCCTCTCAGCTTGCAGCGATGAGGCCACGCGTGATCGATGTTGATCGCGTGTCGATTCTTATCCCTGTAGGACGCAAAGCACCGCGCACACATTCTGTAGTTCTCTACCTGCCAGCTATCAGCTCCGGTGTCGCGCAGCACGCGATAGATATGCGTTGCGCGACGTGGGCAGCACGTGCAGCTTTTATCCAGGTTGAACACTCTTCGACATAGGAACGTTGTCATGCCAGATGCACTTTCTTTTTCTGATTGTCGAGAATGAATTCAGTCATCAGAAACGCCTGGTGGCTCTCCCATCCCGCATCGAAGCCGGCGCAAAAGGTGCTCTTCGCCACTTCGATCTGTTGCGGAGACAGCCCAGCATTGGAAAACCTCGGCGCGCACTGTGTCCGCCACAGCTCCTCTCTCTGCTCTTCTCTCGCCCGGTCCGCGCGCGCCTGAATCTTTCTCTCTTCCTGATCGAATGAGGCCATCAGTTCACCTCACCCGGTATTGGCACGTTCATCCTTCGCCTCTCCGCTATACCTGCAGGCGACATCGTTTCCGCCAGATGCCCCACGGCGATTTTGAAGGTAGGCCCAGCCCACCACTCTTTTATCCCATTGTGGTCATACCCGACTCGATAGGGATAGTCGCCTTCCGGCGGCTCCGGGTTATACATGACGTAGACATTCGTCCTGTCGATGTTGGGCAGTAGCTCAATCGCATCTTTCAGCGCGAGAGCTATACCGGAATTAAGTTTTTCCAGCACCTTTTTTGACAGTGTGCCCTTCATTTGAGTAACCATCAGTTCACCGTCTCTCCGTTGCGCTGCATGTAGAGCTGCTGCAGGTACCACTCTGCGGCCGGACCGCTGCCCAGCGGAAACGCCTGGTGCGCCTCTGCCTCGGTAATCACTCGCGCCCGCATCATCGTCAGCAGCGCGGTGCGCCAGCCTACATACTTCGCCGAAGTGGGCACGCCGAACTCGTCGAATCCCATAATCATCCACTCCGTGCCCAGCGGAGCCTGTAGGGTGCCCACTCTCAGGAACTCCGGAACCTCGGTCTCGTAGGCCTCGCGCTCGATCAGGATCTCGGTCGCGGTCTGGATCATGTCGCCGGCCAGGTGAAAGCTCTTGTCAGCTTCGGCGTTGTACTTCGCCTTGCGCAGCCGCTTCGCCTTCACCAGCTCGCCCTCTGCCGCCTGCTTCATCTCGCCGGCCTTCACCTGGGCGTAGTCGTGCTGGATGGCGGTCTGACCGTTCCACATCGGGTTGCGGATTACCAGTGCCAGCAGTCCGCTCTTTCCGGTGCTGCTCATCTTCACAATGCGATCGTCTTTCAGCAGGACGCGGTCTGGACGTCCCAGGGACTTGCACAGCCGCTCGTGAAACTGCCAGGGACTCAATACCTCGCCGCGCCGCATCTCTTCGTTCTCGCGGCCCTCCCATCGCTCCTGGCCCTTCCACTTGTTGCGCTCCTGCTCGGCCGCCAGTAGTTCGTGGATCCGCCAGCGCATCTCCACCTCTTCCTCTGGCGTCTTTACGTTCTCGATCTCCCGCTCCAGCCGTTCCATCGCCTCCACCACGCGCGGATGTCGGCCCAGCTCGTTCATCTGCCGGGTGACCTGTTCTTCCTTGTGCCAGTCGGTGAAGCTCGGCGCATCGCCCACCGCCACGCCATCGATCCCCATGCCCAGCGCCAGTCCCAGCCCGTCCAGCGCCTGCTCGTCACTCGCGCGGGTGTCGGCCACGTAGCGGCCTCCGTCGATCTCCTCGGCCGCCTTGCGGATCTCCGCTTCGGCTGGGTGAGCTGCCGGCGCGCTCTGGTGACGGCGTGCGATGTGCAGTGCCGCGCTCTGTGGTTTGTGACTCATGGCTTCATTCCTTTGTGGGGCATCGTTCGTTTCTCTCCATTCTGATCACATCCGCGCCATAAGTGCAGCAGCATGTCGGTATACCATCTTCGGCACGACGGGCATTGCTCTTTTGGCAGCAGAATGTCCGGCTCACCAGCGGGTGGTCGCTCGTTGCCTTCGTAGACTTTGCCCTTGCTCACGACGCTCATGCGTTTGCCTTTTCGATCATCTCTGCCATGTGATCCCACGCGGTTTGTTCGTCTGTGGCGTTGAGGTAGTAATCGCCTACGTTGGTGTAGAGGGAGACCATCGCAGGAAACTTCGGAGATGAGGTCACATAGGCTTCGGGAAAGCGAGCCAGCACTTTTTCTTTTGAGGTAGTGGGTGCAGGCTTCTCCTCGGGGTTGCACGCGATCGCCAGGTTCATCGCCATCACGGTTTCGCGCAGATGACGCATTGCGGCCGTCTTGTCCGCGCAGTCGGGCACGCTCTTGTCGAATTGCTCCGCGAAGGCCTTGGCAGAGTTGCGGAGGTCGAAGTATTTGCTGAGTCGCGCCGGTGTGGGCGTGTGGTATTGAAACCAGTTGTCGATGTCTTCCTGTCTCACAGCACCTCCCAATCTTCGGCCAGCATATCGGTCTGCGAGGCCAGCCACGGCACCACGGTTCCCTGCACGGTTTTCATGGCAATGTACGCCTGGTACGGCACTAGGGCATCCTCGCCCCACTCTTTCTTTGCTACTTCGGTGCGCGCGGGGTACGCGCCTTCGGGAACGTAATACAAAAACATTCCTTTGCCGTTCCAGCCGGCGCGGGCTACACGCTGGCCATTCTTCAAAGCTGCGATCGCATCTCCAAAATTCATTTTTTCCCTTTCGTTTTGTGGCCGTAGAACGCTTCCATTCCTGCAACGTCCGCGCCGGGCACCGCTGGCGATCGCGGCGTCGTGTTCAACTTCGTGGCATTCGGTGCTGTCGGTAGCGTACTCGAAAGCGCCGTCTTCCCCATGTCATCGACCCACGGTTTCAGGTTCGCGTTTGCCTTCGGGTCTTCGATGTACTTCTGTACGATCGTCGCCGCCTTCTCGCGAGGGATGGTTGCCAGCGTGTGGCCCTGCGCCCGCAGCTTGTCGGCGTCGGCGATATTGAACGCGCTCATGTCTTCGGCGTCCGCAGGAATATTCGCCTGCACCGATGGCGGCAGATTGTTCTGCCAGGTGTGGACGAGCTCGTGAGCCGTGGTCGATGCCGGGTGGCGCTGGAAGCTGGCCGGATCGTTGATCTCGATCGTGTTGTTTCCCGCGCCCTGGTCCACGCTGGCATCGGCTGCATTGCCGCCGCGGCCGCTCAGCGGCTGGCCCTGCACCACTGCGGGGTCTACGGCGTGGTAAGCCTGCTGCACCGCTGCCGGCGTGTTCGCGATCGCAGCGTCGGCCTGCGCCTGCGGCGTTGCACTTGCGTCCACGTTTGTGTTGTTCGCCGGCGCGCTGTCATTGGCCTCGTCGCTCAGCATGGTAAGCGGCTTCTTCTTCTCGGATGGCGTCGTCGTCGCCGGCTGGTCCGGCTGGCTCTCCTGAATCATCGCAGCCGAGATTCCCGCCGCCGCCACCTTCGGCGTCACGTTGTTGCGCACCGCATAGTCCAGCAGCTTCCCGACGCGCGGGCTGGTCGCGGCCATCTGCAGCATCCATCGTTCGGCCTTCGCGCCGGCATACGATCCCGCGACCGCTCCCTCGAATCCGAACAGGTGATGTCCCGCCGCCGCACCCAGCGCGCCTCCCACCTTGCCGTGCATGATATTGTGCAACACGCTCAGGCTCATTCCCTTGAAACCCTGCGCGGCCTTCGGCGTATTCAGCAGATCAGAGATGCGGGTCATGTTCTCCATGCCGTCTTTGCCGATCACGCTCTCGAGGCGGTCCGCGCCGTAGCGCTTGATGAGCTGCTGCATCCCGTTCCGCATCCGTACGCCGCTCAGCACGCGGCCACCGGCAACCTGCGAGGCGTACTTGTCATCGACGTTCGCGGCATCGTTCACAACATCGTTGAGTCCGTCCAGCACCTTCGATTTATTCCATAGCCTTGTGGCCTGCAGGCGGTCCGGCCGCGAGATCCCCGGCGTCTCGTCGATGAGGTGGTCGATCTGGTTTTCGTAATCGTGCTTCGCGGTGAAGTCGCCGCGCTTGCCGGCTGCGGTCCTCGCGCGGTTGAGATCAGCGAACTTGCCGTCTGTCGCCTCGTCGAACTTCTGATAGATCGGTTTGGCCGCGTTCTGCAGCTGGTCGGCGGCATCGCCGAAGTGTCCCACGCTCTCGGCTGCGCGTGTGGAGTCGAGCGGATTGAAGTTCGGCAATGTGCGCTGATAGCTGTGGTACATATCCATCTGCTCTTGCAGACTGTCTCGCGCCTCCTCGATCGCTCCCATCTGGCCAGCGGTTGCGCCTTCTGGTGGATGGTCTACCAGATCGTTCAACCGGCTCAGATGGGCCTGTGCCGTCTCCGGGTCCGCTGCGACGAGATCTCCTCCACCTGTCACCTTCGTGCTTCCCGCCTCCTGTCCTGGCTTGAGATCGGTGAGGTATTGAAACACCGGCTCTTTGTGCGTCGGCCCTTGAAATGGCTCGGAGTCATTGACCTGTGGCAACGCTTGGCTATCGCCGTATTTGAAGGTGCCCTCGTTGTACGGCTCTGTCGTCGGCGCCGTGCCGGAGCCTTTCCCCGCAACGTACTGCGTGCCGATCTGTTTTTTGCGCGGCTCCGTTCCGCCTGGTACTTCCTCGAAGCCCGCACCTGGTCCCTCGATCGTGAACGGGTAAGGCTGCGCACCCTCGGGCGCTGGCAACATGCGCGCGGGGTCGGTGATTTTTCCCGCCACAACGCGGCTTTGGTTGGCCTCCTCGAGCGCGTCCTTGGTCGCGCGCTGCGCAAGGTTCTGGAAGACGCGCGGAGCTGCTGCCTGCTGCGCTGCTCCCACCTTGGGAACTTCGTTAACACCCACGTCGCCGCGCGGTACGGTTCCCGGCCGCTGCGATGCGAGTGTCTGAACCTTCTCGCCGGCGATGTCCTCAATGGCTGGCGCTGTGCGCTTGGCAAAGCTGCCTACTGCGCCCAGGCCGCCCTCCAGTAATCCGCCTGTGGCTCCGGTAGCAGCTCCGCTTTCAAGTGCCGTCGCCGCGTCCGCGCCATGCCCTGCGGCCTGTCCAGCCCCAACCATGCCTGTGCGGATCGCCGTGTCGAAGGCTTTGGCTAGGTATGGGCTTTTCTCCATCAGCTTCGCTACGGGTGCGAGCTTCATCAGCTTTTCGCTGTAGCTCAGTCCTTTTAGCGCCTCGTCGCCGGCTGCGAACTCCAGAATGTTTTCGATCGCTGCCCCTGACATCTTCGCGGGCGTGTCGTTCGGCGCGTTCGCGCGCGCCTCGTCTTCGGCCTCGCTCTGCTGAAAGCCTTTGCTGTTGGCCAGAATCTTTCCCAGAATCGGAACGTGAGTGATGGCCTTCTCTGCGGTGCGTCCGGTTTGTGACAGCGCGCCGGTAAATCCGGTGTTGAGATCCTTGAGCTGCTGAATCGGATCGTTGGCCGCGTCCTTCGCGTAGCGCGGCGCGTCGGCGTCGGCCAGGGTGTAGCCGTGCTGCTGTGTGGCCGTCGCTACCTTCGAGTAAGGCACGGCCAGATTGCCGCTCGGCCCCTGCATCTGGTAGGTGCCTTCGCCCTTGGGGTTGTCGGTTAGTCCGGTAGGCGCGGGTGCGGGAGAGGAGGCTGCCGCGCCTACCGGATTTCCAAGCCCAGCGAGTGGGTCGCTGCCGCTTGCGGGCGGTGGCGCTCCAACTGCAGCGCCGATACCAGCAAGGGGATCTGCGGCGGCGCTCATTTCACCACCAGGCCGGGAATGTTTTTAGGAATCTGATTCGTCGGAACGTCCTTCCAGGTCGGCGAACCGGGTGCCCAGATGCGGCTCATCCCCTGAGCCGGTGGCGGCGCATCCGTGGGGAGAGCCGGCGGCTGTCCTCCCTGCTGCTGCTGTTGTTGCTGTGGCTGGTGCCACTGCTGCAGATAGCGGTTGTCGCCGATGATCTCGGTCTTTCGGTTGGCCAGCAGTGGCCGCAGAGTGTCATTCGCTACGCCTCGGATCTGGCCTGCCGTGAATCCTTTACTGAACAGGTCCTGCGCCTGTTTCAGCTTCGCATCGGAAGTTCCGCCTCCTCCGGTACCGCTGCCCTGCAGAATCTTTGCGATCTGATCGGAAACCTCCGTCACGGCGGCGTAGTAGCTGGCAACCTGTTGATTGCCGCTCGACAGCTTCGCCCATTGCGCCGCTTCGTTCAGAGGCGGGAACGTTGTGGCGCGCGGCATCGCATCGGACATCTGCACCAGCTTGCCCAGATTGCCGCTCTTGTCATCGCGGCCTGTAAGACTGTTGAGGTAGTTCAGCGTGTTGTACGTCTGGGTGTTGGTGGCGAATTTATAATCGCCAACCGCCTTCGCCACATCGAACGGCTTTCCATACTTCTGCAGAGAATATGCGTTCGCAGCGGCTAGGGTGGCATCGTAGGTCTTCGATCGCTTGCTCAGATTCGACGGGTCGGCCTGTCCCTCCACCAGTTGCTGCGCGTTGTTTTGAATCGTCTGCTGGTCGCCGCCCTCGTTCAATTGCTTCGCCTGCGCCCTGTCCTTCTCGGCCGCTGAATACGCCTGGGCGGTGCGCGCCTTGGCCTCGGCGATTTCGCTCGGCACCTTCGTAGCTTCTGCGGTCGCTTTGCCTGCGTTGGCTTTTTGTTCTGCGGTCTCGGCCGCCTTCTGGGCAATGTTCGCCTGGTCGAGCTTGAACTTTTGCGAGGCGTTGCCGGCTGCGGTCTCGTAGTCGTCTACTTCGCCAGCGGTCAGAGGTTCACTGCTTTTGTGCTCGATAAACTGGCCCGTCGTGCTGTCGAAGGTGTGGAAGACAGTTCCTGCCGGCTCGATCGTCTTACGGTAATTGTCCGGCATTTTGAAGACGCGGATTCCGGCTGCGGTGCCGTCCGGATTGTAGTGCGGCAGGATCTCGATCTGATGATCCTGAATCATGGCCTTCATCACGTTCGGCTCTACCTTAAGGATTCTGTCGATGTCGTTGGGATGGGCAGCGGTTCCCAGCAGCGTTGCGCCGTCCACCTTCATCAGCCTGTCTTCCTGTCCCTGCGCGAATGTCACATCGTGCTGTGTCGCCTCGTGCTGCAACGCGGTCAGATGCCACGCCTGCTCTGCGGTGTCCATGCGCAGCTTCTGATAGTTGGCGTCGGCGAGGATCTGTTTCTGTAACGCGGGTGTCTGCGCCGCCGCGTCCTTCGCCTGCTGCTGGCCCTGGTCGAATCCCGCCGCCGCTGCAGCTCCGGGGTTGCGTCCCTTTCCCGCCGCGAACCCCTTGGCTGCCCCGCCCAGCAAGCCCGCGCCGATCCGCACCCATTGCTGGCCGCGCGTCATCGTCTGCTGTTTCACATACTGGTTGCCCTGGGCATCGGTACCCATCTCCGGCTTCGTTTTACCTACCAGCGCATCGGCGATCGAGTCCACGACTCCCATAATCCCCGGTGCCTTCTGCGAGGTCACGACCACTGGTTGCGTTGGGGCTGGCGGTGGAGGTGTGGAACCCGGTGCAGAGCCTCCAGGCGTCGCCAATGGCGTCGCGGCAGGGGATTGGGCAGGCTGCCCGCTGCCGGGCGGCTGTGAGCCCGCTGGTGCAGACTGTGGTGGTGTTGGTGGAGGAGTCGCCGCCGCATCCCATCCACCCGCTGTGGCCGCTCCCGCATCCTGCATCTGGCTTGCTGCCTGTGCTCCCGATGTTGTTCCGCCCATAGTCTCTCCCTATCCCCACTTGCTGATGCTTGCACCCGATGCCATACCTGCGGCGGTGCCAACGGCTCCGATCGTCGCATTCAGCCAGCTATCGTCTTCGCTGGCGATCGCGCCGGCGGTAGTTTCTGCCGCGCTTCCGGAGCTGGTCGCCGCGTTCTCAAATCCCAGCGGGTTGTCGCCGGCGGCGATCGACTGCAGTCCCGCTCCCGCTGCCTCCCAATCGCTATGCCCTTCGGAGTAGTCGGCCGCTTCGATCTGGCTCTCCTGCCTCGATTCCTCCTGGGCTGCGCTGGTGGCGACATTGCCCTGGATCGCGGAATCCGCCCCGCTCGGCAACGGGTTAGTGCCGCCTCCCCTCGCCGCCGTGGTCTCGCCGACTGCGCGCGCGGCGTTGCCGTAGTTTTCGGCCGTGCCTTCTACGGCCTGCGCGTTCAGGTCCGATTCTTCTTCGCCGGTGAAGCCCTTCTGCCCAGGGCCTTTCGCGAAGATCGATTGGAACTGCTGCGTCATCGGCCCGTAGATGGACTGCTGATTCGCATACTGCTGCTTGGTTAAATCGCTCGCCTGCTGGTACGCCGCAAGCTGGGCGTCGCCCAACTGCGTTTGCTGCGCCGTAGGTCCCGAGATAGCACACCTCCTACTATTTCTTCATCTTCATCATCATGGAATAGCCGGGATGGTCGCCGATCGCATCGTGCCCCTTGGCTGCACGCATGCCGCCGCTGCCCGCGTGGTTTTTGTGCTTCGCGGCGATCGCTTTCATGTTCTTCGCAAATTGTGCCTTCTTCGCCATCTTTCCACCCATTTTGAGACCGGCGGAAATTTTCTTCGCGGTCGCCTTCCCGAATGATCCTTTAGTGTGATTGGCCTTCATTTTTGCATCCGCTTTCTGAATCCACTTACCTGCCATCGCGCCTCCCTCTTATGAAGCCTGTTTCACTTCAGGTTCGTCCTTCAGCCTGTAAATCTCCCGCATTCCGTCTTTCACAAAGCCCAACCTCTTTTCCGTGAACACTATCAGGTCCTCGTTCTTGCTCACGAAATATAAAGCCTTGAATCCGTTCATGGGCAGCGCCGCTTTCAGCCACTTAAAGCCCACTTCCATGCCTCGCATCACCCTTGTCTTCGAGACCATGCCGCACTGTCGATCGAACTGCAGCGAGATCTCCAGTTCACCACCCATGTGCCGGATCGACTTCACGAAAAACAGGATGCCGATCGCATCTTCCAACACGTAGCTGTTCACCTGGCTGTTCTGGTCGATCCAGTAATCCGGATACTGCATCTCCCATTTGTGATCCGGGTCCATCATGTTCCATTGCCGCGCCAAAGGCTGATCGTCCGGAGTCGCGGGGCGAAACGTATAACCGTCGAACTGATACACCGGAAGACTTTTCACAGCCGTACCTCCTCTACTTGGCTACCTGCTCCTCGCGCTCGTCGTGCTCTCGCGCGTAGATGCCCCAATCCAGCAGCTCATCTCCTACCGTCTGGCTGCCATAGTCGAACTTCGTCAACAAAGAATCGCTCAGAGTATTAACTCCGCTCTGTTTCAGCACGTACCTGTCGCTGAAGACGCTCTGGCTTTTCGGCGTTCGCGCCGGATCGTTGCTCTTGTCGTCGAGCTTCAGCGCGCGGTACGGCCGCTTGGTGCTTGGCTTGATCTCGCCCAGCAGAATGCTCACGATCGGGCGCTTGCCTACCGGCATCGACTTCGCGCTGATATGCACCGTCTCGGCCCACTGGCCGGTTGTGCAAAGCTGGGTGACGCCTTTGACATCCCACCCCGGATATCCTGTGCCGTTGTCGCTGTACACCGCGCCGGTGTCGTCGCGGCAGAGAATGGGGCCCGGCGTTCCGGCAGGCGGCCCGATCAGCAGCTGGGTCTGGCCCGGCGAGGTCTCCACTGCCTGCACCGCGCTCGTGCCTCCGACGATCGCGCGGCGCGGATGCCATATCAGCCCGCTCTCGGGCGGCGACACCGCAGTCATGCGGAACCATCCCACCGCACCATCGGCCACGTACAGCGCATTTTCTTCGGTGCTCTGGTCGTTGTAACTCAGAAACGCCGTCGCGGAGCTGTACAGCGATGCGCTGATTCCGCCCGTCGTCACCTTGCGCAGCTGGTCGCCGATGGGGAACCCGATCTCGGTATATCCAGTGTTGGGGTTGAACGGATATTGGATCGCGATCGAGCTGAGCTTGAGATTCACCTCGAGCACAAACAACATCGTGCCCTGGATGCAGACGCAGTTGTAACCGGCCACGTTCACGTTGTTGTAGTAGCTGGTCGCATAGAACGGATCGCTGGCCGTGCCGCTGCCCAGGATGATCTGAATCCCGGAGCTGGTGAACACGAGCAGGCCTCCGTCCTGCACAGTCACCGGCACAATGTCATACACCATCCCCAGAAATTGAAGAAAGTTGAGTGGCGGCTGTGTGGTGTTGCCGTTGGCGGCAAGTGTGTCAGGTCCTCCCGAGAACCGCACCAGATTGCCGTCCGCCCACCACACCCGCTGAAACGCGAAGCACATCGGAAGGCTGGTCGGCGTCGGCGGATTGCTGCTTCCGTTGATGGGAGCCGGGATCAGCGGATTTAATGCAGCAAGCCCAAGAATCGACGTGTCCGCGATTCCGGCCTCTCCATAGCTGAAAGAGTTTGTCAGTCCATCGGCCGGGATCTGGTCTTCGAGAACAAGTGTTGGCTGCCCCTGCGCCGTGCGCCAGATCCATATGGCATCGATCTGCGGATCGGAGAACATTCCGGCCGAGGTCGCCGCAACGATAAGCGTGGGATCGAGCACCGCGGGCGTCGTGCCCAGCACGCCTCCGTAGACGATCGCAACCGGTGCGGCGGTGCTCAGGCTGCCATCGACGCCGTGCAGGCTGTAGGAGTACTGCAGCGTCTTGTACGTCAGCGCCACTCCCGAGCCTCCGGTCGAGATGCACACCCACGTCAGGCCGCCGTCCGTCGTATTGTCGCCAAGCCCTGTTCCCCAAGTCGGCTCTGTCACGCCACTGGTGCCGCCTACGCCGTTGAAGAGCCACTGCAGGTTGTTGTTCGAGTCGATCAGACAGGAACCGGTCACGCCGGCGTTGGCGGCGTCGGCCTGCCACACACCCGGCTGGCCCAGGTTGTACCAGGTCAACCCTCCGTCTTTGGTGACAGCGTTCGCGCCTCCCGGCGTCGCGATCCCGGTCGCGACTGGAGACAGCGCGGTGCTGTCCCAATAGCCGGGGGTCGCATCGACATCTCCCCCGGACTGCATCTCGTAGAACCATCCGGGCGGAACGGTGAAGTTGAATCCAAGTTGGCCGTTGCTGCCGGTGCCGGCCTTGTCGGTCGCCGTGAACGTCGTTCCCCAGGTGTTCATCGTGGGAGGACTCGTGGGGCCGATGAGCAGTTTGAACCATGCAATCGCGCCGCCGGCGACGACGTTCCCGAAGCCTTGGTGCAGTTCGACGTTCGCGCTGATGTTCTGGTAGATCGTGCCGAAGGTGTTGGCGAGCGGCGTTGGGGTTCCCGTAAGGTTGGTCGCCACCAGCTGCGCGGCTGCGGGCGCGACGGTCCATGTCGGATAGAGCGGTCCGCTACGCAAGGTTCCCATGGTCGAGGCGAGAACTTCGATGTTGCCGTTTGAATCGAGCAGGCTGGTGAACTGCGGAAAGGCGGTGTTGGGCTGCCAGAATCGTCCTGTTACCGGCGTCAGCGTCGGCGGCACCAATGGCGCGGTCAGTCCGGTGTTCTCGACCGCTGCCCCATAGCACTTCCATTGCTGGCCGCTGTCCTGTGTCACGTGCAGGCGGGTGAAGTCGAACCCTGGCGAACTGCCGCCGGTGGTTCCGTCTCCCGTCGTCGCGGAGCCGGTGTCCGGCGTGTAGGCCTGCGCGGTCCCGCTGGTGAAGGTGACCTGGAAGATGCCCAGCGTGGAACTCAGCACCGTGTCCACTGTCAGCGTCTCTCCGTTCAAGTCCGTATCCGTGGTCAATCCGGAGAACGTCACTTCGACGCCGACGAGATTGGCGAAGTTGATCGGAACCTGCGCGGGATTGACGTACACCAGATGCTGCCATGACGATCCGCTGCCAGAGACCGCAGTGGCCACGATCGGCACCGTGATGCCGCCCAGCGCCATGAAGAGAGTTCCTGGCTCCGCGCCTTGATTGATCAGCGTTCCCGGCGTCACAACCTTGCTTGCCTGCCATCCACCGGGGAAGAGCCATTTCTTCTGATCCACTCCGTTGCCGAGGTAGAACTGCGCATTGGGCAGGCCCAGCATCCGGTTCGCGCCGGCGCCGGCGCTCTTGGTGAAGAGTGCGGTCTTTTGTCCTGGGGTTGCATCGTAGAGCGTTCCGTCGCTTCCGTCGCCCAGCACGCGAATCGCTTCCACACTGTTGCGCAGCGTCTTCCACGCATAGAAGCTCTCGATCCCCGGAAAGGTGTCTGCGTTGAAGACGATCGAGCCGGGGCTGCGCTTGTCGGTGAGATCTACGCTGATCTCGCGGTTCAATCCGTCAAGGATGGAATCGAAGCGGCTGCCGCCGTAGAACTTCGCCTGCAGGTACGGCACGGCCGCATCCCGATAGGGGCTGCGCTGGGTCCATAGCCCGGTCATCTGCCGCGCGCCCATGCTCAGCGCCGCGTACTTGGTGGGGTTGGCTACCGCTCCGGCTGCTGCGATCGGTCCCGGCATCTATCGCGCCCGTCCCTGTCCACCGTTTCGAGACATGTCCTGGCTGCGCTGCACCGTGCGGGTCGTATTCATAAACTGGTTGTAAAACATATCCTTCGCCTGCGCGTCGAGGCCGTCCTGCGTAGCGAGACACTGTGCAATCCACTCCGAACGCCAGATGGAGAAACGCGAGTCGTTCACCAGCAGCGCGCCCTCGCTCAACATGCCCTTGTTGAATAAGTAACCGAAGTAGTCACTTAATGGCAGGAACGCATCGGCGGGGCTTGTGATCAGCGGCGCGGCATTCTGGAAATCCAGGAATGCGGTGTAGGCTGCGTCGGGTACAGAATTTACGCGGAAGGTGATGTTGCCCTGGTTGTCGTCGTACTGCGGGGCGATCAGCGTAGGCGTCCTCTGGAAACTCACCTTTGCCAGCGCGGTCGCTCCATTCAGTTCGAGGATGTTTCCATCGGAATCCGTCAGCCACTGCGTCTCGATGAATCCCATCGTCGGCACGGATTGCACATAGTCTGTTTTCCCGGCTGTGTTAATGGCGAAGTTGAGGTTGTTGCGGTTCTGCCGCCAGGTGAAAGGCGGTCCCATCATCGTGCCCAGCACGGTGTTCGCCATGGTCACGCCGGGTTCCATGTTGTTTACGTTCAGGCGCTGGTTATCGATCAGCGTCTGCACGTAGGTCATCGAGGCCTGGACGCTGAGGGTGATGCTCATATTTCACAAAAATCCGGAATAAGCACGGTCTTCCCTTTGAGTTGATGCCAGCAATCCATCAGAAATTGAATTTGCCCGTTTTTTACGAAGCTATGACAGCGATTCGAAGAGTCATCTTTGTTGCATAGAATCGAGGGTGAAAAAGTAGGGCTTTCGGGTGTCCCAGTGAAGTTCCATGTCGCCCCTTGACTGTTCTTCACTCCACCTGTCGTCACGCAGTGCAAATTTCTACATCCAGGGCAAAAGAAGTTATACCCGTAATGATCTATTCCGTTGTTTTGGACTACCTGCTGGATTTTTATCCCCATTAGTTCCACCCATACGGGTTATCGGCCGTGCGCGGCACACTGCAGCCGAACCTTGGTTCGACGACGCTCTGCGCCGGCAGCAGCGCATACACGTTCAGCTCGCGGTCGCCCTGTTTCTTCGGTTCCTTCATCCATCGCGGCTCGCCGTCGCGGTCTCGTTCCATCAACTCCTGGCCGCGTTTGCCGTCGTTCGGGTTGGGACTATTCAGCAGACACTGCGCCTGTAGCCCGCGAAAGAAAAACCGGCTGAAGCTGTCGGGGATAGGGTCGAGGAACTGCTGCATGGTGGCAAAGCGCGGGGGGTCCAGTTGGTAGTACGGCCGGATCTCGAGCGTGGGCCCCGCGGCGGACGGCAGCCGGTCGATGCGGAAACCCTGCGAAGTGGGACTTACGCACGTCCACGCCACAGATCCATCGGCGATGGTCACACCCTCGTCGCTATTGGCTGGCAGGAAAGGCGCGACGTTTCCGGTTGTGCCGAATGTCGTCACGATCAGAATGTTGCCGTTCTTATCCCGCATGTTCAGGATCGGGTTCTGCCCGCCTGGTGCGCTCACGCCTAGCAGCGGATAGAGAATTACGTCCGCTCCCGGCCAGACTGCGATCTCAAGCTCATTGTTGTACATCCAGCAGAGGTTTTGCGGCCACCATCGGCTCAGGTTGGTGCGGCTGAGGCCTCGCCTCCACTTGATGTTGTCCATCGGCTTCGGGATGTAGGTGTTATTCACGTCGATCACGTCGCCGTCTTCACCCCACCCGATCGGGCCGGCCGTCTGCGCGACCTGGGGATAGTCCTGCTGAAAGCTGTTGGTGTAGAACGGCGCGGCGTAGGCCCGGTTCCATTTCTGGTTGTAGCGTTCGCAGACGATATCCGCCATCACTTCGCTCGCGCATTCGAGCGCAAGCTGATCGCCATAGCCGCTGGGTCCTCCCCTGGGATCGGGAATTCCCCTCGCGGCGATGACGTTGAAGACGCTGCTCAGCTTGATGGTGGAGTTACCCACGTCTTACTCCTCGTCGCTGAAGCGGATTCCGTGCTTGTGCAGCAGCTCGATCACTTCGTCCAGGGTGTGGGGCTTGCTGGGCTTCTTCTTGCCTTTGGTGGCCTGCCGCATCGCCTCCGCAGTCTCGCCGTCGCCGGCTATCTTCGGCTTCGCCGCTGCCTCTTTCTTGGCATCTTTACCCTTCGGTGCTACCCATTTCACTTTCCTCATGATGCCTCCTTTTAGGCTTCGTACATTAGCGTTGCCGAACGCAGTTGCGCGCTCGGTACGGCTGCGCTGGCTGCGATGGTCACGCCCAGCGTGGCCGCTGCGGTCAGGTTGACTGCCGCCGATACTGCCGTGTTGGTATCGAGGTAGAGCGCCCCCGCGGCGGCTGCAACGGTGCCGATGTTCGCGATGACCCTGCCATGCGATTCAATGGTGGCGGTCGCGCCTAGCGTTACCACCGTCAGTTCAAATTCAAATTGAATCGGCAGGTTGGCGCTGGCTGCGGTGTTGGTTGCCGCCGTCGTGATCGTGCAAAGCGTAACCCCGCCCAGGGTCAGAGCAAAACTGATCGTGGCGACGTTGGTTGATGTCGTCGAATAGATCAGCACGCCTTTGATCCGCAGCTTTCGTCCGGTCACATTCAGCGCGCCGGCGCCGAAGATAAAAGACAGTAACGACTGCGCGGTGGTGATCGCAGTCAGCGCGGTCTGCGCGGGCAGCACCAGCGGCGCTCCCATTGCCAGCATCAACTTGCGATTGTTGGCTGCGCCGCTCACATACAGCACGCCGTTGGTCTGGTCGAGCACCAGCGCTTTCTGATCGAAGGAGTTTACCCCGCTGGCACTCGGTGGTCCGTAAGTTACGCGATCTGCACCCATTGTTTTTTCTTCTCTCTGCCCCGCTCGCACGGCGCGAATCCATCTGACATTGCTGGTTAAAAATTTATGCTGTTGGCTGCGGATAGAAGTCGCTCGGCCGACGCCGATACACCGGCATCCCCTTGCCATCCTTCACCTCGAAGGTATTGCCGCAATCCATCGTGCTCGAGTACTCGTCGGACTTCGACTCTTCGCTCTTCTCCAACAGCTCGGCGAAGGCTGCGGTATCCGCCTTCCACTTCCGTACGCGTACCTTCGCCTGCGCTTCGGTCTCCATCTTGCGAGTGCGGTAGTCGATCTGCGGCTCGGGATTCTGGTCGTAGGGATGCGGGCTAAAGACGGCCAGCCGGCAGATCGCGCAGTGGATCAGGATGGTGAATCCATCCATCATCTTTACCTTCTTCAGCGTCGTGTCGCCCTTCCCCTTGTAGATGTTCTTGGGGCTGGCTCCCTGCCTGTGGGAACACTTCGCCGCAACCTGGGCGCGTCCACGCGCCTTGCTGGCCAGCTCGCTCTGACGCTGCGCGTTCTGGGTGGACTTCGATTTTTCCGCCGCCTCAAACTTTTGCAGTTCGCGTTCGGCGATTTTCATGTTCATCTGCGCCGTCTTCAGCTGGATCTCTTCAAGCTGTTCCTGCATCGATTTTTCTGCCATGCCGTCCTCCTCGTGCCCGTCACCCCGGATGCCTCCACTGGCCATCCGGGGTTTGCCGCTGGTTGTTGCCGTTGGTTGGGGTTTTATGTCGTCATCGGAACGGCGATCGCGATCCGCATACGGCTGGTGATGTCGGGCGGTGGCCCGATGCCCAGCACGCAGTTGTATCCGGTTCCCGCCTGGATGAGCTGGTTGGCGTCATAGGCGGTACGGGCCGTGAACTTCTCAGCCCACAGATCGAGATTCTGCCATTTGTGGCCGGGCTTGGTCAGTTTGCCGTGAGGGAACTGAATGAACACCATGCCGTCCATGCCCGCCAGGTAGGTGCTGATCCCGGTCTCGCCGGAACTCTGCCAGTTTGCGGTCTGGGTCTGGTTGGTGCTCTTTCTCCAGTGGCAGCCGAACAGCTCGAGCGTCCGCACCGGAGCCTCGCCGTCATCACCATCCAGCGGCTCGAGCTTCAACTGTCCCGCGTCGGTGTGCTTCCAGATATCGACGATGGAGTTATTGGAATCGTCGAGCATCAGGTCGGAGACAAAGAATGGATGAATGCTCCCGTTGTAGAAGCCATCCTTCATCTGCGGCACCTCGGCACCTTCGAGCGAACCCGGCATCTGCTCGATGATGTTCTTGGTGAACGCATAGGGCGCGGTCGTAGCGTCCTGGTTGGTCGTCCGCGTATCCATCGTGCGCAGGAAGTCCATCTGGAACATGATTAGGTCGTCGATCGTCAGCGCGAGCTGATAGGCCATGATGCGCCTGTTCTCGACCAGATCGTCCGAGATGGAGGTCAACGCGGCAAAGTCGGAGATGGTGTTGAAGTTCGCCCACTGCCCGACCACGATGTCCTTGAAGTTGACGTTGATCTGCTCCGGCGGTCCAGGCGTGCCCTCGGTCTGCTGGGTGGTGTCCGGCCCCAGCGGAATCGACATAAAGTTGCGCCAGGTCTGTCCGCTCTTCTCGGGCAGGTCCATGTGGGTGCACATCAGCAGCTTGTTGGTTTTGGCGTACAGCCACTGCATAAAGACGCGGTTGTAATAGACCGTCAGACGCGCCTGCGGCATGTTGGCAGAGGTTTGAGCGGCTGCCGTTGCTCCACCCTCGCCTACCACCGGCGCGTGCGCGGCCTGCGATGCCATCGCCATCGCCGTGGCTCCGGTCGCCATCAGCGCTGTCGCAAAGGCGATCAGCAGTTGCAGCAGAGGCCACAGAATGTACTTAAACAAAAATGCAGCGATACCGTCCTGAATCCCGGTTCGCATCCCGATTGGGCGGAACTGCCTGCTCGTCCCGCTCACCCATTGCTTCTTTCGCTTCCACGTCCGGTACGTCATTGTCTGACGCATTGTTGCGCTCCCTCAGCGTCAGGCCGTGGCCTTCGCTGACGGGTAGTAGAACTCACAGGCCTCCGTATAGTCCTTGTCGTTGCTGCGAATTAACGCCTCAGACTTGGAAATCGGCATCCTGTCGATCTGCTCCCGCGTGTATTTGAGTGTCGTCCTTGTCTGGGCGCTCTGGGGGGCACGGAAGTTGGTGCTCCGCGTTCCTGTCCCACTGCGTCCGCCTCGGCTCGTCTCGACACGCTGGACCTGATTCTCGTCAGGAAACGCTGTGACGTTCGGTACTGCTTCACCGGGATCTTCGACTAAATCCCCGGCTGCCAACATCTGGTGAAAGCACTGCGTCATCATGTCTTTCGAGATGAGCGACACATCGCCATTCACCAGCACTCCCAACCGCGTCGCCAACAACGATCGATTCGGCTTGCAGTTGTAAAAATCTGGGGTTTCCTCTACCCATTCGTCGGCCCGCTTTTTGAAGGCATCCATCGCCATCTGGCGGAGATCGATGCCGGTCGCGTCCTGTACCAACCTGGTTACTGCCTCCCCTGCTTTCGCCGGGTTCTGCAGGTCGGTGGTTGCCTGCATGGTCTCGTCGGCGCTCATACGCTTGCGCGGTGCGATGGGGGAGGGGGTTGTGTCAGGAACTTCCGCGCGTCGGGCCAGGGCGCGCTGCGCGTGCATGTTGTTCAACGCGATCTTGTCGTTCACTTCCTGCTCGGTTTTGCCGTAGTAGTAGATCGGGTTGGTGCCGTCCTCCATATCGAGTTTGCGGCAGAAGGTACCGGACTCGACAGGCTTACCGTTTGGGCGCGTTGTACTCCATTCCATCTTCATTATTCGTTCTCCAGCTCGGCCAGCTCCGCGTTCACAATCACTCCCAATTCTGCTACGACGGAACGATACATTTTCACATAGGCCCAGGCGCTTGCGATCGCATCCCGGTTGGCAAGTGGGTCGTCCTGACTAAGAGAGATAGCACGTTTCTGGTGAAAATGAATAGCTTTTTCAGCGATGCGCAGATACAACTTCTGCCCCGGCATCTCCCAGAATTCCTTCAGGTCCAACCGTTCCGCACGGTTCAATTCGCGTTCAACATCATCGTAGGCTCTGCGTTCCGCCGGCGCAGGCCTCCGCGTCGTCTCCGCATCGCGTCCATCGCGCAGCGCTTCCAACTCCGGGGTCAGCGGCTCCCCGCGTAAAAACTTCTCGTGTGCGGTCAGATTAGAGGCCATCCTTCAACTCTCCCATGTCCGTGTTGCGTTCTAAGCGGCCTTCGGCTTCCTCGAACTCCTGCGACCCCTCCAGCCGTTCCGCAGCCTTGTCCGCAGCGGCCTTCACCACCGCAACCTGAGTATCGGCGTGGCCCTTGGCATCGATGGCCTGCAGCTTATTTCTTCCGCGTATCTGCTCGATCGCCGCCGCGCTCTGCGTTCTCTGCGCAGCCGGGTTCGTCGCCTTCACCTGTGCCATCTCCTCCGGCGTCAGATCTACGATGATGTCTTCCGCGCCCTGCAGCTCGCTCACGCGCATGAAGATTCTCTCGATCGCAGCGAAGTTGATCGTCTTTCCTTTCTGGTGCATGAATTCCATCAACTGCGGCTGTTGCAGCAGCTGCAGCATGAAGGGAATCAGTTGCTGAATCGAGGCCTTCGCCGCCAGCTTCTGCCCTGCGAGGATCTTGATGTTGAACTCTGCATTAACCAGTCTCTCCGGATCGATCTTGTTGATGATCGTGTCGGCATATTTCTTGCTCAGGATTCGGCGGATCTCGGCGATCGGCATCTTGGTCTGCACGATCCACCACAAAAAGCGGTACCAGCGCACCAGTACACCTTCGATGTGCGCGATCGGCGTGGCCACGTTGTCATCGGCTTTGTTCCCCAGCCGGTTGACGCCGGTGGCTGTCTTCAGCGCGGTTGATCCCGGTCCGGTGTTGCCCTGCATGGTCGTCGCGTTGGCGCCTACCAGATCCTCGCCGCCCTCTTTGCCCAGCGTGTAGATCTTCCAGGCCTCGGGCGGGATCTCGGGCTTCGGCACATAGGCGAAGGCCTTACGCACGTCGCCGCCGGGCACGTTGACTCCCCATAGATTGCCCAGCCCCATCACCACGTTTTGCGTCGGCTCATTGCCGCTCGAGCTGTCGTACATCAGTGGAGCGTTCGTCCAGTAGCCGATCATCTTCAGCACTTCGTTCAGCACGCCCTGATCCATGCGCTGATCGCCCGCGTTCAGCCGGCCGATGCCCATGCCATAGCCGCTGTTGTCGATGTTCCACCAATTCGCGGTGACCCCCAGCGCGAAATCCTTCAGCTCATGCGGCCCATTGCGTATCGTTTTTTTCCTCCCTTGGTAGCACAGCACTTCGATGATCGTGTCTTTGGTCGAATACTTCAGGCGCATCAATGGCCGCAGTGTGGGATCGACATTGGTCTGCTCGTGCTCGCCCTGGGCATGGAAGACGACAGCAGAATTGGAATTCATACTCTCGGAGGTAGTGGAGGCCGGCGGCGCATCGCCGAGTGGGTTCTCGAAAAAGAATTGCTTCAGGTCCTTGTCGGAGGGAATGTCCTTATAGCAATCCATGTTGCGCAGCTGCTGCAGGTCCTGCAGGTTCGGGTAATCGATATCGATCTTTCCGCTCGAGCTTAACTCTGGACGGTTCGGGGTACGCCAGCCAGGATCATAGAGCGTCGTTCCCAGCTTGCGATATTCGAAGTAGGGCCACGTCTCCGTTACTTTCTGGGGTACAGATTCAAACTCGTCGCTCGCCCAGGTGTTCACGATCTTTGGAGGTCCGACAGGCAGTTGTATCGTCTCCGGCTGCTTTTTCCGTTTGCGTGTGGTGTAGACGCATTCCTTCTCCTCGTACCCCATGTCGCCTATCCCGGTGCCTTGCAGCACCTGGCAGTCGATCAGCAGCCCCATGTTGTATTCGAGGTCGGCGCGTTCGCTCAGCGTCGAGAAGATCTCGGTGATGGCATCGATGTACATCTGCTGGTCGTCATCGTCGGCCAGCGGACCGCGCGGCTCCAGCAGGAATGGAGTCTGATCGGCAAAGACGCCTCGCTTGATCTGCGTCGCCATCGTGTTCGAGTTCTTGGCCACGTTGAACCGCGAGATCCGCGCCGTGCCGCCGCCGCTGCTTGCGCGCCAGTTGCGATCGAAGTTGGGGCTTTGCTTCAGGTAGTCGATAAGCTGCCATTCGGCGAGCCACGCATTCTCGTCCAGCCATCCCACCCATGCCTGGTAGTTCTCCCACACCAACGTCGCGGCGGCGTCATCGTCGAACGTGGTTTCCGTCGCGCCGTCTTTGCCCACTTCGGCCTGTGACTGCGCGATGCGCGGTGTCATCTCGTTTCCGAGTGGCATTCCGTCGCCGCCAGGCCGCGCCGCTACGTCGTCGCTCTCGCGCGGGATGTCGAGTTCTTCAGCCATCTAAATTTTCTCCTCGCGCGGCGTTTAGCATTTGGTGGCAATAGTGATCGTGATCGCAATATACGCATCGGCCGTTCCCGCCTAGTTCCCAAGTGAGGCACGGTCCCATCATGTCCGTCCGGTTTACGCAGGCGCACCAATGAGCTGCGACACGAGGCGTCGATGTTGTGTCGCACAGTTCCATCTCTTCATCCATCTAACCCTCCAGGCATCGGCGGTAATCTGTACGTCGTCGCTTCCTGCATCGCCTGCTGGTGCGCGATCGCTTTCTTCTTCAGTCCCTCATCCACGATCGGCGTGCCTTGCAGGTTGAGAAGCCAGTTCAACGTGGCATCGTCTCTGCGCCCGCGCTGGTATTCAATCTCTTCATCCTCTAGTGAAGCGCGCATCTGTGACATTGGCACCAGGTTCCGCAGCTTCGACACACACTCAACGATACCGTTCTCTTCGATTAGACCGAAGTGGACAAACTGCTTTTTGCATTCGCTCCCTTTGGTCATGCCGCGCGCGAAGAGTATTCGTCCCACCTTCAACATCGGCTCCATCTGCTTGATCGACCCGTTGCGAAGATTGTCGTTGTCTTCCCAATCGCTCCAATGAATGCGCAGACTGACGTTGCGCCGCGCAGCCTCATTGCGAACGTGCGGCGTAAAGCCGTCGCAACCGGGCGTGTTCAGAATCATCATTCCATCGGCCTGCAGCTCCTTGTGGATCTTCACCATCCTCTCGGCCTGGTGGCTGGGCGTGCCGCCGATCTGCCAGCAGTCGATCACGTAGACCTTGCCGTCAAGGATTCGCGCCGCCGCGCCCTCCAGAAACTTGCTCGTCGCCGGCTTGCTGCCATAGGGCAAACGCCAACACACAAACGTCTCCCCACCATAAGGCGGGATGCGCTCGATGTCAGCCTCGCAGGTTCCATACAGCTTCTCGTCGAAGATTGGCGTGTGGCCTCCCTGCGGGTCGTTCTGCTGCTGACACATGAAGGTCTCGTAGTTCTCGTAGAACATCCCCCGCAGCCGCTTGTACTCCATGCCTGGGAGATCGCAGAAGGGCAACACCACTTCGTCCTCGGGCGGGAACTCTCCAGGCAGAAGCCGGGAACCGTCCTTGCGCTCGATCGAGTGGCGAATCAGCACATCCCACTCGTCGGGGTCCATATCATTCAACCGGACTCCGTACAGATCGAATGGGTGATAGCGAGTGCCGACGAGATACAGGTAGCCGCCTGGCACCAGCGTGTTTTTGTTGGTGTCGAATGTCTCGATGACACCTTGCCGCGCCTCTGCGGTGGCGCGGATGCCGCTGTTCTTGGTCGCCACCATGTCATCGCAGTTGAGTAACCACGGATGCCAACCCGACTGCTCGGTCTGCGGCGATGTAAAAGAGATCGTGTCGTCGAGCGCGTGCATTTCGTGGCTCGGCACGTTCCACGTATCGGAGAAGCCCAGCGGTTCTTTGTTAACCACCAGCTCGGGAAAGCAAAGTTGAAACCGGGTCGGCTTCTCGTACTTGGCACAGTAGAAGTAATTCGCGATGCCTTTGGATATCTTCTTCGCCAATGGCTGAGTCGCCGTCTGATTCAACAGCGTGATGACCTTGGGGAACGCCGCAACCCACTGCACCTTATCCACACGGTTCCATGTGGTTTTGTAGGTGAAGCGCGGGTCAAAGTGCATGAGCTTTTTTTTCTTGCGTTGCTCCTCGATCGCGAGCAGGGGATTTTTCCTGCCATAGAGATCGGCGACTGGCTGATGCAGGGTGGGGTGGAAATCCCAGCCCAGCATCCTACCCGCAAAAAATGGGTCTGTGATGAACCGATGCCGCATATCGTCGCGATACGCGGCATCCTGGACAATCCGTTCGTGATCGTCTGGTTCGATCATTCACTTACATCCCTGCTGCGGGCTCTGCTGCTGCGTCCGGCGCTCCACCGCCAGGTGCGGCTCCCGCATCGGGTGCAGCTCCTGCGTCGGGTGCGGGTTGATTCATCGCGAATTGGTCGGAGACGTGTTCCCCCGCTTCATCGGGCGAAGAGCTGACAGCCATATTCTTGCGCTCAGGCTCGGTTTTATCGTCACCCTTTTTAGCTTTGTAGGTGTGGTGGTGGATAATGTGCCCGTCTTCGGTCTCTTCGCTGCGGATCTCGTGCAGGTGCTTCTTCTTGGGTTTTTCGTCTTTTTTCTCGTCGGCCATCGTCCTTCTCCTGAAAATGTTCTATGGCCATCCGGCCCTGTCCGCTCATACCGTAGAGGTCTTATTGCGGACAGGGCGCGGTGGTCATCTCGTCTAGCCGCAGCTGAACTTCTGCACGTTCACTGTCGTCAGCGTTCCGCCGGTGGCTCCGCTCGAAGTGACGGTGAGGGTGAAGCTCGGCAGGTTCGCCACGGTGGGCGGGTTCGCGGACGGATCGCCCTGGTTGAGGAATCCGCTGGGGAAGTTCGAGAGTGTCACCGAAGCTACCTTGATTTTATTGACATAGAATTCAACGTCGCCGGACAGCACTCCGTTAACCGAATTGAAGATCAGTCGGGCATGGGCCCACCAGCTCGCCGTCGCGCTGGCTTGTGCGATGGCTCCGCTCGAACCAAGCAGCGTATTGCTTCCGATGGTTTCGCTGCTGCCTTCGTACAACTTGAGAGTGACGTTGCCGCTGGCCGTGGTCTCAATGATTCCGGAGGCCCAGAAGTCGAATTCGGTCTGCTCGATCTCCGTGTTCGGTTCGAGCTGAGTCACAAGGGGAACGGCCGGATTCGGCGCGCTGGGGACGATGGTCTCGGCGGTCGTGGCCAGGGTGAACAGAACCGGCAACACGCCGGCCAGCGTCTGGGTCTGCGTCGCCTGCTGGTTAAGGGGGATCTGATTCGCTACGCTCGCGGCTCCGGAGTTCGGGCCATAGGGACGATCTGACAGAGCCATTGCTTACTCTCCTTGGGATGATGCATTTTGTTGCGACATTCTCGGCAAGTCTACTCCCAATCCGTTTTTCGTCTAATCAATTATTTTTTTGGTGGCGCTCGACGGAGCGCCTTGCGGTTGAGGATAGCCGTGAACCCATCCTCGAAGCGAACCTGCACATCGCCGATCGTGTTTCTGGTGCCGATGATCTCGCAGCGTTGCCCCTTGCGGCCCTCGCGCTCCCAGGTGAGGACGTGGGGGAAGGCCTCGCCTGGCGGGAGTGGCTTCATGGTATGACTGCCTCGCTCTCATCGCGCACACGCACCCAATCGTTGTGCTCGGGATGCCGTTCCAGCAGGCCGCGCGCCTCCAGGTAGTTCAGGCAGTCAAACAGGTCAACCTCGCCCTCGGGATCAACCATCTCCCAGGCCTCGCCATCGTCATCTCGCATCGTGATGCCATCGGACGACAGCACTGACTCCGCGAATTCAAAAGCCAGGGAGTACGCCAGCTTGTCGAGTTCATCTTTGGTCATTGCTGCCCCTTCTTCCTGAACTCCGCGAAGGCCTCTGGAGTGGGTGTGCCGCCGCTGTATTCCCAGGCCGCGTAGTCCTCGGGATAAAGCAGGTCTGGACGTTTGCGCTCGAGCGTCCGGAATCGCCTGTAGGCCTCGCGTTCTTCCGGCGTGCTGGGCCTGCGGCAGTAGCGGCATTCCTTTTTGTCGGTGATGGCGGCGAGCTGCGCGCGCCGTAGCTTCGCGTGTTCCTTGGTGCATGTGATCGCGCCGCGCATCAGTCGCTCTTTGGGAACTTCGGTTGTGCAGATGACGCAGTGTGTTGTCACTTCGTCGTAGGTTTTTCTAGCCATTCAATTCTCCATCCTTTCGACGGTGAACTCAGTTCGTGGATTCTGGCGGTCATTCTTTACGATGAGCGCCCTAGAGTCTTCGGAGTAGGCGTCCGAATGAATAACTCCGCAGTGAGTGAGTGAGTCGATCGCGACCTTAAGCGAGTTGTCGCTATCAAGCCTCTGGTTGAAGCCCAGGACGACACGCACGACGATCCGATATCGAACGCGCCGACGTTCGGAGTCTGTGTTGGGTGCGACGGTGCGGCCTCTGGCGAAAATCGCAACCGCGTCTCTATAGGCCTTCGCTTCTTTGGTGAGTTTTTTCCCGCGATGCGGCATTCCGTCTTTGCCCGTATACATGCAGGGTTTGGTGTAGTGGTTCACGCTCGGCGGCGTGAGGTACGGCACGGTGAATTCGACCAGCTTCTCAGGTTCTATATTCATTCCGATTCATCGCCTTTTTGCTTTATGCTTGGGTTTGACACCCATCAATTTCATCCCTATATAATATAGGCATGACGATAAAGAAAAAAGTTAAAAGGAAGAAGATGGCTAAGGCGGGTAGACCGAAAGGTAAAATCCCTTCATATGCTGAGCTTGGTTTACGGGCAACGGTTTCTGAGGCTGAGTTGATACAGCAGGCGACGGAAAAGGACGCGGCGCGGCGTAACGTCCCGATCTCGCGCAATAACTTCTGTCTGCGTGCGGCGATCGCTGCGGCGAAAAAAGAATTGGGCATCGTGGACCTTGATCGAATCCTTGAGCAATATCCAAAATCTGACGACGACACAGATGAGGATTAGGCGTTATGTGTGCCGTGCCTCCATCTCCTGCAGTTCGTCGTACAGCCGTTTCATGTCTTCACGGCCTTCGTCGATCTCATCGGGCTTAACAGGCTCGTACTCGCGCGCGAACTCCTCCAGGTCGTCGTCCAGGATGCGCGCCAAAATGTACAGCGTGTTAACCAGCTCCTCCATCGTCTGAAAATTGATGTCAAGATGACCGCGATTCAAGTGCAGCGTGTCCGGTATCCCTGCGAGGCTCACCGGCGACGTGTCGCGCCTCACCATGTTCCGCACCGATCGGCGAGTTGGGGCGCTCTTCTCGGCTCTTAGCCGGCGCATCAAGGTAGTTACGTCCGCGGTCTCCGAAACCTTATCCAGAAACGCCAGCAAGCCTTCCCGTTCGGCCAGGTAGCTCCCGTTGACGGTCAACGTGGGCACGATCTCCAGCAACCTCGACGCCGCGCCCTGCTGGATCTGGAATAACACTTCCAACTCCCTACGCGTGTAGTGCGATCGCACCGAATCGGCCACCGATCGGCGGATCTCATACAGCCGGGGAAGCCATGTAATCGGTCGCGCCATCGTCGAAACTCCTTTCCTGGGCGAAGCCTGCGGCCTTGTCGTCTGCCGGGGGGTTAGTGAAAGCCCTTCCCATAACCCACAATACGCCCCTTTCTGCCCTTTTGTAATACAAGCGCATTACAATTGTCGGCATTACTTTTGTCGGCAAACGTACACACATCCGCACTACAAATGTAGGACACACGGCGGTATCATTTTCCCATGCCAATCATCATCGCCATAGCGAATCAAAAGGGCGGCTGCGGGAAGACCACCACCACCATGAACCTCGCGGGATGCCTCGCGCGGGCCAAGTACTCGGTCCTGGTCGTCGATGCCGATCCGCAGGCCAGCGCCACCGTCTGGAGTCTCGCGCAGGGGCAGGGAAGCCTCCCGTTTGAAGTGAGACCGGGCCGACAGCTCAAATGGAGCTTTTCGGCGCTGGAGTCGGTCGAAGAAGATCTGGTGCTCATCGACTGTCCTCCAGGCATCACCGAAGAGGACGTGGCGGCCAGGTTCACGCGGTCAGTGCTGCGTGGAGCTGATGCGATCCTGGTCCCGCTCCGGCCGTCAACGCTCGACTTCTCGGCGGCGACCACCTTCGTGCGGTACCTGGTCCGCGAGAAGGCGGCCGAAACAAAAGTGGCCGTCCTGGTCAACGCTCGTAAAAACAACCTGCTGGGCCGCGAGTCGCTAGATCAGGCCGCTACTCTCTTCGCGCCGATCGCCGGCGCGGTCGTCCTCAACACCACCATCGGCGATCGCACGGCCATCACGGAAGTGTCGGGGTCCGGCAAAACCATCGTTGACTACGCTCCCAGCCATGCGGCGGTGCTGGAGTACGTCAACCTAACCAAGGAGATCCTTTCATGGCTCAGCAACGCGCCACCATCGCCTCACACGCCCTCGACGACGCCCGAATCGACCTTACCCCTGTCCGAGACCGTCGAGCGCCTGTAGAGGCTCCCAGCGAAGACTACGGGCCGCCTTTCCCAGAGCCGAGCAACACGATGCGCACGTTTGTGAAGCGTCCGTTGCCAGTGGAGCCAGCGTTCCCGTCCGTGGCGAAGGCTTCGGCGAAGGACCGCCTGGTGTCGTACTCGGTGAGGTTGAAGCTGAGCCAGATCGAGCGACTGGAGGAGCTGAAGGCCGAGCGCGGCATCGTGCCCAGCGAGCTGCTGCGCGACTTCATCGATCGATGCTTGCCGCAGGTCTGAAAAAAAGGCCCGCATCTCTGCGGGCCAATCTGCCTTGGTTCTCTCTGGTTAGGAGAGCTTGTGCGGAACACGCTGGCGCTGGGCGCGCCGCTCGTTCCTGATGTAAATGAATGTCCGCCGGAGGTCGGCGAGCACCAGCACGCCGATGCAGTACAGCCCTCCAGCTAAGAAGTAGCGCATCAGCCCTGCGCCTTGCGCGGCGCGATCGCCGGCGTGCTGACGTAGATGGCGAGGCCGCCGGCTGCGGGGTAACCTACCTTGAGTCCTGGGTGGGCAAGTTTTACTTTCCGCATCGCGGCTTTAATTTTTTTCTTAAGGTTGCTCTGGTCTGCGTAGTCACATCCGAGCTGCTGGCCGAGCATTCGCCAGGTGAGCAGGTGTTTCGTCTTCCCGCGCTGGGTAAGGTTCGCGCCGATGTAGTTGCAGAAGAGGTATAAATCCAGCGCCAGCGGCGACTTTCTGAGCACAGCGATGGCTCGAAGATCGAACGGAATCGCACTCTCCATGATGGCTGCAAAAAAATCGTGGCTGAGATCGATGTAGCTCTCGAATAGTGCGCGTTTGCCGGGTACCCACCAACCAATCTGGCTCTCTTCGACGATGGGCTGCTGGCGGGTAAATTCCATCTCTCCACGTTGCAGCGTTTCACCATCCCAGGCGGTGCTTTGGTACCGCCTTCGATAGCTGATGTGCGACCCGATGAGCCGCGCGAATTGCTCTTTGACTCGGGCCGTGTCGCTGCGTTTGCCGCCCTTGGTCGTGTCCAGTCCCAGCTCGTGCGAGAAGTCAGCCAGGCGGCCTCCCAGATGAAGCCGGCGCACGCCTGTACGCTTCGCCTCTGTCACCATCCAGATCAGCATCAGGCGGGGCAAAATGCCGTAGGGATAGCCGAGCGGGGAATCGTTGCGATCGTCCCAGCCAGGCTGTATGACGAGCGTGTATGCGCCGTTTCTGCGTTTCCACACTGGAACCTTGCCGGGGTCTTTGTGGGGTAGGGTGCATTGCACCAGAAAGCGCGCGAGGAAGGCCGTTTCTCCGAGAGGATCGCCCTTTATTTCTTCGGCTCCCTGGATGAGTTTGAGCGCCGCTTTAGATGCGTCTTTGGCGGCTGCGGCGGTCCCGATTGTTTCTTTTAGGCCCGTTGAGTCTGCGATCTCTGCTGGGGAGGAGGGGATGGATTCCATGGCTTACGACATAACTCCTTATGACAAACCACCTTACATCTTTTCTGAATTTTGTATACATATTTTTTGGGTACCTGGGCAACCAAAGCGTAGACATGGCGAATGGATTTGGTGGGGTCTGTCGGGTAGACGACTTTAGCGATGTCGGTGGAGGGAGAGCGGATTTGCATTATTTTGCATGTTTGGCTTTTCGCCTTTTCTGTGCTGCGTCCCTTGTGGATAACTATTTTCCACTGAGCGGTGTGGGAATCAAAAGTTTTCCACGCTGAAACGGTACCCCCCCCCTCAAGCGCATAAAAAGCGAACGGTTTCTGACCGCTGAAACGGTACCCCCCCCTCAAGAAAGTCCTTGAGTGGAGCGGGTGTTTGCGTGATTTAGCTTTTACATGTATTCGCTTTTTCATTGCCAAGCGTCGCCGTTTCGCGTTTTTTTTCGACCGCTGAAACGGTACCCCCTCCGACCGCTGAAACGGTACCCCCTACTCATTTAGTTAAGGCATGTAGTTAAGTACCATGTAGTAGTAGCGCCGCGAATTCTGTGGAAACGTGGAAAACCCCGTCTCAGCTCTGCATCACCACTCCAGGCGATCCGTGCCCCTACACCAACCCTTTCCCTCCATCTAGCTCTCTAGGCGATTGGAGCATGGTTCCACATCGATAGCATAGGTCTCCAATGAGAGCCTGTGCAGACACTAAAGCACCCCGCGA